GATTGAAGTGGTAAATGAATATAAGGCAAGATATTTTCGTGAGAAGCAATTACATCTATCATTTTATCTGTGAAGTCCCATGGATGGCTTGTCATGAAAGTGATTCGTGGAATATTTAACTTAGCAACATCTTCTAATAATTCTCCTCCACCTTTTCCTCCTGCTTTTCTACTGATACTTGTTCTAGGAATATATGGATTATCATTTTCTATTTTTTTGACCGTGTCTCCATTGTAAGTAAGATAATTTTTTCCATCATTAATATATAATTTATTATTCAATTTATTAAAATTGCTTCTAATATTATTCATATCACTATATAAAATTTTTAAATGTTCATTATCTGGAACACTAGGAAAATTACTCCATTCATATAACATCGTTCCACTATGTATTATAGCTTTAGTTAGCCCAAATATATATATACCATTTATTTTACTATTACTTATTTGAGCTATTTTCCTATAACCTGGTCTAGTTTCTATACAAGTTCCTTGATTATCTCTATAATTTTTCCACACATTTAAAGCATCTGGGCTTCTTTTTATATCAACAAGACTAGGTTCATCTAGGAAATCTACTCCTGTGAAATCAGCATACATTCTTTTTATTCCTGTAGCCATTTTTTACCTCCTAAATATCATATTCACTTTCTTTTAATATAACAGTTGGTATATTTTTTCTAGTATCTAATGATTGCAACTTTCTTTGATATTCGGTTGCGAATGCAGTATAATCAGCACTTGGGTCTGTTTTTAATAAATCATCAGCTACCTTATATGGTAATATTCCTTGAACATCTTCATCAATTTCAAGATAAAAATCATCCGAGGTTTCTTCATTTATTTCTTGAGGATATTTATAATATTCTAAAATAGTCTTTCCCTCTAAATTGTCATTTATATAAATTTTGTTTTGTATAGTATAATAATCTGAATTAATAGGTTTATTATTTTTATCTAATGTTATTATATTTTTAATTTGATATAAATCTGATGGTAAATTATATGCTGTATAATTATCTTCTTTTTTATCATCATCTATTTCTTCATAAACTTTCATTCCTACAATTTTCTTAGTAAGAGCTAATTCCTTATATGCTAAGTTATAAATAAATGGTATTCTTAATGCTATATCTTCATCTTCTGTTTTTTCTTTTAAATTTGGTGAATATTCTTCGATTAAAGCTAATGCTATTTTTTTATTTTCTCCATATGTCATATTAAGACCTCCAAGTCCGCCAGATTCGAACTGGCTAATCCTTTTACTTGATATAAAAAACAGAGGGAATTAATCCCTCTTGTATTATGGTAATTCTACAGCTTGAACAGTTATATCAGTTGTTTCACCTTTTATTATTACTTTACCAGCATTTTCTCCTGATACATTTTCAAATTTTCCACTTTCAATAACTATTCCATATGTTTTCCCAGAAGGAATAGAAACTTCTAAATCTTCTGTTCCTTGTAAAGAATTACCTTTTAGTATTGTTGCTTTCTTGCTTTCGCTAGAATGTGAATTAGTTATCATAAGTAATATTTTACCATCTGATTTTTCTGTATAATCCACACTAGCACCTGCAGATGCATCTACAGCAACAGCACTTTCAATTTCTTTAGCTTCATTTCTTAATAATTTTGTATTTTCAATTTTTGTCATAGCCATTTTTTATCAACTCCATTCTTTATTTTTATTTTTGATGACATCTTAATACTGCACATTCTTTTGGTCTAACCATTTTACCACCATATGTATTTAATCCTTTTACTGCTTCTGCAAAACCTCTCTCTGGTTCATATGGCTTTAATTTATCTATACCGTTGCAATAAGCAAATGCTTTTGATGTTTTAACAATTATATAATCATCTGTTCCATCGTTATAAGCATTGTTTGTCATTTTTACTTTAGCATTATTGTATAAACCTAAGACTCCTTGTGCTATCAATTCATCATTATTTGTTTTTAGTTCTATTAATTTATTTTGGAATAAACTATAAAACCAAGGTGTTAAGTACATAGTAACTTTGTCTTTTGTACTTACTCCTTGGCTCCATAATTTTACAAATATTTCATCAATAGCTTTTTTTGCATCTTCGGCTGTTGAAATTTCTTTTGATTCTGTTTTATAACCAGCATTCTTTGCCATTTGTGTTGCACAGAATATATCTTCTTGTTCTGCCATTCCTCTTGTTGTTTCTTCTTGTAATGCTTCCATTACTCCTTCTGTAGCTTGAGCTTTATCTATGTTATCTATTCCATAATTGAAATAATCAAATTGGTCGATATCTAGATATGTTGAAGCATCTGGGATTCTTTCAGCTGGGTCAATATCTTTATTAGGAATATATTTTTTAATAGTTGGTCTTCCAACATTTAATATTTTTATTCTCTTTCCTTGTCCAGCTTCTTCTTCAAATTTGAAATCACAATCTTGTTTAAATACTGTGAATTTTGGTAATTCGTGTTGTATGTATTTTGACCATACAGTTGGTTTAAAATTTGCATAACTCATTTTATATCTCTCCTTTACTTTTTTTATTTGCCCCATTTTTTCATTGAAGCCATAACATTTTTAAATATTGTAGGATTGTCCAAATCTTTAGAAGTCAATTTGTCAACTTCTTCAGATGTATAATATTTTTTTACTTTTGATTCTCCTACTGTTGATTTAATACTACCTGTACTAGCAGGTTTTTCTACCTCTTTATGATTTAATTTTTCATACAAATCATAAATATCAGTAATAGAAGTATCTGAATTAAACTTCTTAGAAAACTCTTTAAATGCTTTATCTTCTAATATTTTTTCATCTACCCCTTTGTCTTTTAATTCTTTTAATTTCAATTCACTAGATAAATAATTACCTAATTGCATAAATTCCGCTTCTTCTCTTTTACTTATTTTATTGTTTTGTTTTAAAGAAGCTAGTTCATTGGCTCTACTTTGAATTTCATCAAATTCTGCAGAACTAATTAAATCTTGAGCATCTGATTCTCCTAATCTTTCTAAATCTCTATTATTAAATTTTGATTCATATTTAGGAATATCTACTCCTTGTTCTTTATAGAAACTATTGACTTTTTCAAGAATATCTTCATCATCACTAGCACCTAATCCAGCACGAATTGTACTTTCGAGTTGCTTATATCTTTCAATTTCTCTATCTTTTTCTGCTAATTGTCTTTTTGCTTTTCTTTCAACTCTCCCTACTCTCGATTTAACTGCATTATCAATATCTTCTTGTGTTAGTTGTCTTTCTTCTTGACCATCTTGTTCTTCTTGAGAAGATTCATTTTCAATTAACTCCTCATCAATATTTTCTACATCCATATTTTCATCATTTGGCATATGTAACCTCCCATTTTAAGTCTGTCGACTATTAATTCCTAAATGCTTTTTCTGTCTTCATCAGTTTTGGACAATAAAAAAAGAGCTTATTTGCTCTAATTAGCTTGGTTGTTTGATTGTTGATTATTAATCATATCCACTTCTTCAGGAGTTACTCCTGTTTGTTGTTTATTTTGATTTTCCTGTTGTATCATTACTTGTTCCATTGCTCCGTTTAATGCATTTCCTTGTTTTTCTATTTCTGTAATTATTTTGTTTTTCTCTTCTCTAGTCTTTAATATTTCTTTTAATTTTGATTTTGGCATTGTAGAATCCTCTGGTAATGCATTAACATATTCTTCAAATGTAATTTTACCAGCACTTAATAAATTTTCTAAACTCATTTCCATTGCATATTTATCATATGGAGATTTAGGTGTTATATCTATTTTTATATCTAATTCTAGTTTTGCTAAATCTTCATAGCTTAATTTGTATTGTGTATCATAAGTAGTGTCATTGGCATAATCTTTTTCTTGTTTTGTTAATTTTATTCCATCTGTGCTATATGCTTTTAACATTTCAAACCATATTCTTGCAATATCTTCTATAAATGTTTTATAAGCTTCTACTTGTGAATTTATTGGTTGCTGACTAGCTTGTTGCACTGCTAATATTGCTTTACCACTTGTTTGTGTAGGGTCTATGTTTCCAGTTACGTTATCTCCTGCACCAGCTAGATTTTGTGTATCATCTATTAGTTCTTTTTGCAAATTGTATGCATCTGTACTCATTTGAACTGGTTTTAAATAATTAACAACTTTATTTACATCATCAGCATTTAATTCATTAACTTCAATTGTTGTTCCTACACTGTTCAAAGCTTTAGTGTTCTTTATATACTTTGTATTTGCTACAAGCTTTGGAAAAGCTCCTAGCTTTACAGCTAATGCTCTTCTGGTTGCTGTTTTATTTATTTCAATTTGATTTGGAATTAAATATTCAACTTCCCCTTGTCCTCTGCTACTTCCTTTAACTCTTATCCAACTATAATGTGCAACAGGATATAATTTTATCTTTAAATCTGTATCATCCATTATATTTGCTAATCTAGTACATTTTTTAGCCCAAACTGTTCCATTGTGTTTATATAATTTTAATAGTACCAAACACATTGGACTTATTTCATCTGTTCTTCTATCTTTTCCTGCTTGTTCATGATACTCTTCATCACTAACTATTTTCTGTATTTCTTCTTCAGTCATTTTATTTACTCTTGCTTCTTCTTTTACTTCATCAACTGTTCTTCTAAAAGAAATAATAATGTAAGGTTGAGATTGAATATTATCATCATTTTCATTTCCATAATATATATTAGTCTTATCTACTTGTTCTGGAACTATGTTTTCATTGTCTTCATAAAAATAAACAATACCTTCAGAATCAATACAAGCATCATCAACACAATTTCTTACAATTTTATCAACTTGGTTTTTCTCCCATGTTCTATTGGCAAATCTATTTAAACTATCACACAAATCTTGTAACTTTTTTCTTTGTTCTTCATTTTCATATGTATCCGAATTGAAATATATTTGATATGAATTAGTTTTTACCACTCCAACTTTATATTTAACAATAGATTGTATTATATTTAATGTAATAGGTTGTATTCCACCTAATTTTGCATTTTCCCATTGGTTTCCTAAATAAAACTTATAATTCTTATCAGATTTTTCATATAAATTTTGCCTATAATTATAGTCAACACCTTTTTGGTATTCATTCCATACATCTGTTGCAATATTTTTATTTTCCATCTATATATCCTCCTGGCTCATTGAAGTTCCATCGTAATTGTCTAAATTTTTTAATTCTTTACTTAGTTCTTCTATTGCTTTTTCTTGCTCTTTTTCTTCTTTTATTGTTTTAATAGGATGTTTTATTTTTTCCGTTGCTTTTGGCATTTCTGATGTTTTTCCAATCTTGAAGCCAAAATAAAAGCCTACTGATAAGCAGACTACTGGAAACACAACATATAAAAAATTAATCATTTTTCTTGCTCCTCTTTTTTGTTTTCTTTTTAATAATAACTTTATTTTCTTGTTCTCTTTGTTTTATTTTTTCTCTTAATACACTTTTTTTCATGCTTTACCTCCTAAAATACTTCTATTTCACTTCCATAGTCACTTTGAATGTTATCTTCATCTGCTCCAAACTCTTTGTCTATGAAAGCATTTATTTCCTCATTTTGTGATATTATTTTTTTCATTGTCTGTTGTGGTCTTATATAATAAGCTATAGCCAAAGCCATAACTAAATCATCATGATAACCATCTTCCGCTTCTGCTCTTCCATTTTTATTTACTATAAATGTAAGCATTTCTCTTAATGTATCTTTATCATTGATTTTTTCAATCTCATCCTTTACAATCTCTTGTAAATTAGCTAATATTAAAGGTCTTGTTATTGATGTTGTTCTAAATCCAAATGCTTTTTCGTGTTTAGTAATATATGTATCTTCTTTTTTTCTAACATACATATTAGGGTAATTTAACTCTATTAACTTTTGAATTGGGTATGTACTAAAATTACACTCTGGGGCAAGCAATGCTTTGTTGTAAAACATACCTAAGCAGTATATTTGTTTTACATATTCTATTTCGTCATATTGTTGCTTTAATACCGCGACTTGCTCTCCTGTAATATTGTTTATTACATGTGCCGTAAAATAGTCAGAGCCTTCTCCTGAGGTATCTCCTCCAATAACATAAGGAATATTATTTTCAGGGTACTTATATATTTTTATACTACCTTTTTCTTCTTCCCTAAATTTCCTTCCTCTTATTCTTAATCCATCATAATAACAAGAAAAAGAACCTTGTATTATTGGTTCTTTAACTTCATTTATTCTATTAATAATATTTTTCTTATTAAAATAGCATTTACCTGTTGACAAAAATGCTTCTTCTGGACTTATTGGATATTCTTGTTTGAATTTATCCACATCTCCACCACAGTTGTTTTTAATGCACCATCTTCTCCACTCTAACTGTTCTAAAGAAACATTATACATTTTTTGTAGTTCTATTTCTTCTTGTGTTAATTGGAATCCCGTATATTGCATTTTATATTCTTCTAATTCATTCCAGCCAACAAATAATGGATAAAAATCATTTTCTCCTGCAACTGATTTATCCCATAATTCTTTAAAATAATCAAATCCATTTGCTGTACTTTCTATTATCACAATGCTCTCAGGTATATTAGGAACTGCTTGTAATAATCCTAATAATGTATCTTGCTTATTTCCTTCCCAAAAGGCTAATTCTGATAAATGCAGTGCTGTAAATGTATCAGAACGTCCTATTCCTTTTCCTCCTGCTGTCATACATTTTATCTTACTATCAAGTCCTGTTCCTTCTTCATTATTAAATACTAATTCTTTAGCATTTGATTTCTTTTGTTCAGGTTTTATAGACTCAGGTAAATATTCTAACATTCTCTTACTCATATTAAATAAGTTTGTTGTACTATCTTCTTTATGTGCAACTATACCAGCATTATAATTGTGGTTCGTAACAACATTTTTAAATATAATTGATTCTGTTTCTGTGCTAAATCCCATTTGCCTTGCTTTTAATATTATTATTCTTATCGGCTTTTTTTCTTCATATAATTTTTTGACAACATTATAATATTTTAGTTGTGGTTCATTAAGCTTTAATGGAATTACATTGCCTTTTTTATCTCTTATTTTTATATAAGATTCTATATATTTTTTTGTATTAATACTCATTGCCTTCAACTCTTTTTATATATTCTTCATAAGAAGTATCTACATTTATATTTTCTTGTTTATCTTTCCACCCAAAATTATTTTTTAAATTAAATATAATTCCTGTTCCACCATCTGTTATTAAGTGTTTTTCTAAATAATTCTCTACTCTTAGCTTTGCTTTTTTTATTGTGTCGGAAAATTCTTCTTTTTTAGCATACTCACATAATGTGTCTCTACAAATATCAAGAGCTATGCATAATCCAGTTATAGTGTAAGGTTCATTTTTTATATCACAATCTTTAAAGTATTTATCTATTTTTTCTTGTAATTCTTTATCTCTTGTTATTTTATTTGGTCTTCCTCTTGGCATTTGTTTTCACATCCTTTCTTGGTCTATATCTAAAACAATACTCATAATATCTGCATTGTTCACATCTTCTTTGCATACAATTCGCATAATTAATATCTTTCATACTCTATTCCTCTTCTGTACATGTTAATTTTCCGTCTATTCTTCTTACTATTTTACATTCTATGTTCTTTGTGCATTTGCTACAGTTTTCTTTTTTATACTTTTCTATTCTTTCTTGATTAGTCATATGTACTTCTCCTTTTTTATATTTCGACATATTCCGACATTATTTTCACTTTTACTTTGCTACAATATTTATAGAAAGTGAGGTGATTATATTGTCTAAAGAAGAAATTATTAATGAAACAATTTCCAATTTTCGTAATGAATGTTCAAAGTTAACTGAATCAGAATTTATTGATAAACTTCATAAACATGAAGAATTGCTTATTAAATGTATCTTAGATGTTGTTTTAAAAGATAACTAAATCTTTTTTGAAAATTCACTACTTACAGATGGTGCAATTAGTTTACCGACTTTTTCACCATCTATTTTTATTTCTACATTTTTTATATTTAATAACTCCTTTAATTCTTCAACACTACATTTTATTTCCATATCATTTCCTCTTTTCTTTTATTTATAAAACACTATGTAATGATATGAAGAGTTGTATTTCCTCAGATTTACAACCCCCTGTTTCCAGAATTTTATTTATATCACTACATACTATTTTATAAATATTAATTAGAACTCGCTAGGAAAGTTCTGTTATTATTTTAAGGGGTTTGTTAAAGAACTACTTTATATTATCAGTTACCTAGCATACTGGTAATAACATAATAAAAAGAATAGACATTTAAAACATCTACTCTTCTCATAATTTTATAATAATAAATGCGGGTTAATTTTGTCTTTCGACAATTTTACTATTGTTATTATACTATATATACCAAAAAAAGTCAAATTAAAATAAGAAGCTAGCTTTAGCTAACTTCTTACTTTACTAATTATTTTCTC